AACCAATGAAAAAAAGAAAGTAAAATATATGCATGAAAAAAAATTAAAAAGCGTTATAGCAGGATTAGAAAAAGCATCTAAACTACACAAGAAACAAGCAGGTATTCTTAAAAAAATGATGGTTACTAAAAATAAAAAAAAGACTGTAAGAAAGAAAGGATAACGTATGGCAGATAAAATTGATCCAAGTCAGATAGACAAGTCAATGCCAGCGATGGGCGAAGAGCTCGTTGTCGAAGGGGAAGAAGAGGAAGTAGAAGAGCCAGAAGAAGGAGAAGAGGACGGTCCAATTGAAGTGATTGAAGAAGAAGAGGACGGCTCTGTTGTCGTTAACTTCGAAGGAGCATCACAACAGATTATGGCACAGGAGCATGACTCTAATCTTGCAGAGATGGTAGACTCAAGAGTTTTAGAAGAAATTTCAAATGATTTAATCTCCGATTATGAAGGAGATAAAGAGAGTAGACAGGACTGGGAAAATGCATACGCAGAAGGACTAGAGCTGTTAGGTATAAAATACGAAGAGAGAGAAGAACCGTTTCGTGGTTCCTCTGGAGTAACACATCCATTAATATCTGAAGCCGTAACACAGTTTCAGGCACAAGCGTACAAAGAACTGTTACCATCAGGTGGGCCAGTACGAACACAGATTTTAGGTGCGGCAACTTCTGAAGTAGAAAGTCAGTCACAAAGAGTACAGGACTTTATGAATTATCAGATTGTACATGTTATGGAAGAGTACGATCCTGAACTAGACCGATTATTATTTTATCTACCCTTATCAGGTAGTGCGTTTAAAAAAGTATACTTTGATGAAACACTCGACAGAGCGGTATCTCGTTTTGTACCTGCGGATGATTTGATTGTTCCGTATAATGCAACCGATTTAAATTCTGCTACGAGAGTAACACACGTGTTGCGTGTTTCTGGTAACGAGATAAAAATTCATCAGGCAACTGGTTTTTATAGAGATGTAGAGTTACAACCATACTCTCAAGAAGATGAAGTAAAAGATAAAGAAAGAGAACTCAGTGGTGTAGAAAAAAATGGAAGTGATGAAGACTACACGTTGCTAGAAGTACATACTAATTTAGACCTAGAAGGGTTTGAACATAAAAGTCCTATTGATGGAGAACCAACAGGAATTAAACTTCCCTATATTGTAATACTTGATTTGGAAAGTGGTCAGATATTATCTATTCGTAGAAACTATAAAGAGGGTGATGAATATTTTAAAAAGATCCAATACTTTTCACATTATAAATTTTTACCAGGACTTGGGTTTTACGGTTTTGGATTATTACATATGATTGGTGGACTTGGACGATCTGCCACTTCTATATTACGACAGTTAATTGATGCAGGTACCCTAGCTAATTTACCCGCTGGATTTAAAGCAAGAGGTATACGAATAAGAGATTCCGACGAACCTTTATCGCCCGGAGAGTTTAGAGATATTGATGTTCCTGGTGGAGCACTCAAAGAGAGCATCCTGCCCTTACCCTATAAAGAGCCAAGCCAAACATTAATGTCTCTACTTGGTTTTGTGGTAGATGCAGGTCGTAGATTTGCAGCGATTGCCGATATGCAAACAGGAGAGAATAAACAAAATGCCGCAGTGGGTACAACGATTGCGTTACTTGAGCGTGGCTCAAGAGTGATGTCTGCTATTCACAAAAGAATGCACTATGCACAAAAACAAGAGTTTAGAATGTTAGCAAAAGTATTTGGCGAGTCTTTACCACCTGCATATCCGTATAATGTTTTTGGTGCAGAAGCGATGATAAAACAAATGGACTTTGATGATAGAGTTGATGTTGTTCCTGTATCCGATCCTAATATATTTTCTATGTCTCAGAGAATGGCATTAGCGCAAACTCAATTACAGTTAGCACAATCTAATCCAGGATTACATAACTTGTATGAAGCGTATAAAAGAATGTATGAAGCGGTGGGTGTTCAAAACATCGAAGCAATCTTACCACCTCCTCAACCACCAATGCCAACAGACCCTGCTATAGAAAATGCAAGAGCAATTGCAGGTCAAAACATTCAAGCGTTTCAAGAACAAGATCACGATGCACATATGGCATCTCACATAAGTTTTATGAAAACACCCGTTGTTGCGAGTAGTCCACAGATTTTTGCCTTGCTTTTAGCTCATATTTGTGAGCATATTGCTTTTAAGGCAAGAGGTGTTGCAATGATGGAAGCTATGACAATGGCACAACAGGCACAACAAGCTGGCCAACCCGAACCTATGGTTGATGGTGAAGCAAAAGTTGCCCAGTACATATCTCAATACACTGAGGAAGTACTGGCACTTTTTGCTCCTCCACAACAAGGTCCCGATCCACTTGTTGCTTTAAGAGAGAAAGAGTTAAACATTCAAACTATGGATATGCAAAGAAAAGCTATGGAGTTTGATGCTAGAATGCAGTTCGAAGAGAACAGAGAAGATGGCAGACAGGATATTGCAAAAGACAGGATCCAATCTTCTGAAGATATAGCTCAATTAAGAGCACAAGTTAATCGTGAACGCTTTGAAAATAAAGGAGGATAAAATGGGCGAAAATACAAAAGCAGTTTCAGATCAAGATAGAAAAAGAGTAGAGGATTTGTTAAGTAAATTAAAAAAGGTAGACGAACCTGGTCCAGTAGATATTAAAAATTTAAAGAAAATATTATCAGAGTCAGGAAAAAAAATTTCAGATCAAGATAGAAAAAAAGCAGAATCAGTAATTAAAAAATTTGATAAAGGTGGAAATTTTAGTAGTAAAGAACTCATAATGAAAAATCCAACTGGGGAAAAGCCAAAAACATTTAAAGAGGCTTTTGCCGCAGCTAGAAAAAAACTAGGACCTGGTAAAACTTTTACCTTTAAAGGTAAAAAATACTCAACAAACAGAGCAGATGATAGAAAAACTATTAAGGCAAAAGATAAAAATCCAGAGTTAAAAAAATCTAAAAGTCTTGTTGGTATTGCAGGTAAACAGTTTACACCAAAGAAAACTCCTAGAAAAACTATTAAGGCAAAAGACAAAAATCCAGAGTTAAAAAAATCTAAAAGTCTTGTTGGTATTGCAGGTAAACAGTTTACACCTGTAAAACCAAAAAAGGAACTTTCTATAGCTGCAAAACAATATTCACCTAAAACTAACAAAATGAACAAAGGCGGAATTTTTAAAGGAATTTTTTAATGGCAGTAAACTACAGAGGAGAAAAATTTTCTGGTTATAACAAACCAAAAAGAACTCCGGGCAAAAAGAAAAAATTTGCCGTACTTGCTAAAGTAGGTGACAAAGTAAGGTTAATACGATATGGTGACCCAAATATGAAGATAAAAGTCAACATACCTAAGAGAAGAAAAAGTTTTAGAGCGAGACACAAGTGCGATACCGCTCCTCCTTCTAAATTAACCGCAAGATATTGGAGTTGTAGAAAATGGTAAGAAGAGGTGGAATGAGAACTCAGATGGCAAAACAAATGGGTGTATCAAAAAATAAAGCAGATGAGCTTTTAGAAAAAGGCAGACAAATGAATGATGCAGAAGGATTTAACAAAGGAGGATCTAGCATGGCTAAAAAATTTCCAGACTTAACAGGCGATGGTAAAACAACATACGCAGATGTTCTAAAAGGTAGAGGAGCTTTTGCAGGTGGTGGAAGTATGACCATTATTATTGGAGCGAATGTTTCACGTGAAACATTTAACCCAGTACAAGAAATTACACCTGGTCCAAAGGATATAAAAGTAGAAATGAACAGACAAGTGAGAAACCAAGAATTTAAAGGAACTCCTCCTGTTCAAGTAAAAGGAAGAAAGTTTTCTGGAGTTTATTAATGGACTCTACAAACTTTGCGTATGCTATTTTAAAAAAAATACAGCAACGCATAGAACTAACAAAGGATTCACTTACAGGTGGTTCCTTTAAAACGATGGAAGAATATAAACAGGTTGTTGGAGAACTAAAAGGTCTCCAAGTTGCAGAAAGAGAAATAAAGGATCAATTAGAAAGTAAGGAGGAAAACTTTGACTAAAACACTTTATGTGCCAGAACACGTAGCCAGAAAAGGCAAAAAAGAAAAACAGGTAAATGTTGAAAATTTGTATAAACCAAAAGATACAAAAGTTCTTGACCCTAGTTTAATCAAAAAAAATTTAAAGGAAAGATTACCGCAACCCACTGGTTGGAGAATATTGGTAATGCCTTATATGGGTAAATCAACTACAGATGGAGGATTATATATTCCTGATGCGGTTAGAGAGCGTGAACAACTAGCAACTGTAGTAGCCTATGTTTTAAAAATTGGACCTTTAGCTTATAAAGATCCAAACAAGTTTGGGCCAGGAGAAGCTCCTTGGTGTCAAGAAGGTCAATGGGTTTGCATTGGTCGTTACGCAGGATCTCGTTTTAAGATAGATGGTGGTGAAGTCAGAATTATAAATGATGAAGAAGTTATTGCTACTATATTAGAACCAGATGATATCAAACATATTTAACTAGAAAGGATAGCAAAACTCATGGAGATAAAGAATCATGCAAGAAGAAGAAAAAATACAAAAACCAGATGAAAATGAAGTTGAAGTAGAACTTAAAGAAGAAAAAACCGAAGACAATGTAGAAAAAGTAGAAGAAGAGGTTGAAGCTAAAAAATCTGATGAATTAGAAGATTACAGTTCTAATGTAAAAAGCAGAATAGACAAATTGACACGTAAAATGCGTGAAGAAGAACGTCAAAAAGAAAGTGCTATTCAGTTTGCAGAGAGCGTTAAAAAAGAAAACGAAAATTTAAAAACCAGATTAACTAATCTTGACAAAGGTTATTTAGAAGAATTTAACAATAGAGTACAGTCTCAGTTAGAATCTGCTAAAAGAGCTTTAAAAGATGCTAATGAATCAGGTGATGCAGATAAAATTGTGGAGGCACAAGCTAATTTAGCGGCAATTACGGTTGAAAAATCTAAGATAACCAAGCCAAAAGTTGAAAAAACAGAGGAACAGCCAAATCAACAGCCCATTATGCCGAATCAGCCTCAACCAATACCACCTCAACCCCCTCAACAGGCTCAAAACCCTAAACCTGACCCTAAAGCAGAGGCTTGGGCAGCTAAAAATGACTGGTTTGGTCAAGATGAAGTTATGACATATGCATCATTTGGCATTCATAGACGTTTAGTAGAGGATGAAGGGTTTGACCCGAACACTGATGACTACTATAGTGAGCTTGATAAACGAATTGCAGCAGAGTTTCCTCATAAAGTGGGGCAAACGAA